GGTTATACGGCTGACTGATGGCAGACACTGATGGCTGGCACATAGCCAAGAGTGTCCCTGTCACCCTGCTCCTCGGCCTAATCACTCAGGCTGGAGCAATCGTCTGGACTGTCAGCATGATGATGGCAGACATCCAAGAAAATCAAACAGACATCGTTGAGTTCGGACAACGTATATCTAAAGTAGAACAGATGGTTCAATCGCAAGCTGTGTCTATGGCACGAATAGATGTGAACATAGAGCACATCCGCACATCAGTTGAAAAGATGGCAGACCGCGATGGTTAGGCTTGCCCTAGCACTAGCAACCTTACTCACAACAACAGCCTGTATTCCAGAAATTTATGTAGACACTCCGATAGCCTTTCCGTCTTCATGCCCTATGGGAGATACAGTCTGTGAGCGTAATCTCAACGCACAGACACTGGCCTACATAGGTCACAAAGATGCGGCGACAAAGCTGATGTGTAGTGATCACAAAGTAGAGAAAGTTATGGTTGACGAATGTGGAAATTACTCACCCCTATATTAATACTGCTGACAACTTCAGCGTATGCAAATGACATCAACGGAGACTTCAGTAACAACTACCAAGACTCCGCAGTCGATAGTAACAATGCGACAACTAACGAAACCAACAATTACAATGCGGCTGGGGCTTCTCAGGCCGCACCTGTAATGTCTTCCATTGCTCCTACAGTTATGGGCGGTGGTGGTAACGATAGTTGTCTATTACCTACAACATCGGGAATCCAGATGACAATGTTTGGTTTCTCGCAAGGCACGATGCAACAGGATGAGCACTGTAACCGCCGCAAGAACGCAAGACTATTAGGAACACCACAGCAAATTGGAGGACTAGGGCTTCAGATTTCAGCCATATCAATCCTCTGTGGTGCACCTAATGGTAATGTATTTCGTAGTATGATGTTAGCCAGTACGCCCTGCCCTATATTGGATGTGGTCACTGGTAAAATCTTGATGGGAAAAGCGGCAATAGATAAATACAGAGAATACCCAGAGGTCTACATTGTTGGATACGAGCCAAACAAAGTCTTCTGGGATACTCTGCTCAGAATTGGAGAAGATTTAAGTGATGAAGAAACAAAAGCAAAAGCTATTGTTGTCAGTGACAGCCGCACTCTTAGTCAGCGGTTCCGCAGTACACGCAGAGTCACACCAACCCCCGTCATACAGCCAGACAGGCGCACAGAAGATAACGGAACTCAAGGGGACGATTGACATCATCAACAACAAACTGCTTGCGAGTGGACAGTTGACAAATGGTGCTGTCGGTTACGCAACAGTTGGACGTGTAGTCATCGACGATGCACTTGATGGCGGTAAGATAACAACAGCACAGTTTGTTGCTTACGAGGCGGCTTTAGATAAGGTAGTTGCACACGACTACGCTACAGCACAAGATGCTAAACAGTTGTTTACTCAAGAGCACACAGCGTCAATGAACCAGTTGACACTAGCTGTTGACCTACTGACATCAGCAACATCTGTTCTTGCTACAGCTACATCAGTATCCGCAGTTGCGGCTGAAGCTGACACGAAGCCAGAGCAAGTTGCACTACAAGGTATGCTACAGACAGACGAGTATTCCATACAGGCATCTGAAGTTGCTACATACAACGATGCAGTTGATAACGTAGAGAAGTACGCACAGCAAGCTGGTGCATTTATGGCTGCGGCAAACAACAGTGATCTAACTGCTTCTATAGACAGCTACACAGCTACTAATAATCTAGTCGCTGGTAACTACACAGCCATCACGTACACACAGAATGTCGATGAGTTTGTAATCACATGGTCTGGCAATGGTACTGGTTGGTCTGGGTATCTTACAGATGACATGAAGGATGCTACAGCCATCTATGGTGCGAACACCTACATGCAACAAAACGGAACACCAATTAAGGACATGTAATCAATGGAAGACACTGAGCTAAAGGTCGGCGGTTTCACCTTCAAAGGGTGGTACATAGCTGTCCTACTACCAATACTGTCGGCACTAAGTGGCGGCATCTACTATGGGTATGACACTCTCAATCGCTTCTATGACGTGGAAGCTGGAATTGATCTTGTGACGACTGAAGCTGACATGTTCAATGTCAGAGCCACAGATTTCAACTCACGCATACAAGCACTGGAACAGGCGGTACAAGATAATGATGTTAGAGGTCTTAACACGCGGCTATCGACGATTAGTACGCAAATGCAAACAATACTGGAGCAACAGAAAGAACTTCTGGACTTACGTTCTAAAGTTGAAAAGTCGAGTACAATCACGGATCAGATCGGCGATAAGCTGGATGTCTATCAAACGGAAATAGACGACATCTGGAAGGCTTATGACAGCCTTGCCAACAATCCACTAAACTAAGGATTAGACATATGACAGAGTTTGAAAAAGCAGACGTTGATGGCAGTGGTGCTATAGACAAGACCGAGTGGGACAAGCTGTTACTTGATGACAAGAGAATGCAAATTGAAGATGAAAACAGTAAAAGAGATCAACAGCGTAAGATGGTGTGGTTCTCATTAGCTGGCCTATTGCTTTACCCAGTGATGATCATTGGTTGTAACGTAGTTGGGCAAACAGTAGCCGCTGACAACCTCACAGCTATCGCCCCTACTTACTGCATAGCAGTTGTCGGTATAGTCACAGCTTTCTTTGGTTTTACTAATATCAAAAAGAAGGATGATTACTGATGATGGGACTAGGATTATTAGGTAAGGTCGCTGACCTTGCTGGGGCAGTCATAGATTCAAAGACTGTCGTTAAGAAGGCTGAAGCCGAAACCAAGATGAAGATTGCCACTGGTGAGATCAGCTGGGAACAAGCGGCTATCAAAGCCAGTGACAACAGCTGGAAAGACGAGGCGTGGACTATATGCTTCATAGCTATTGTCGCTTGCTCGTTTGTACCACCCCTACAGCCATACATGAAGGAAGGCTTTGCTAACCTAGAAGCCGCACCACAGTGGTTTCAATGGTCACTATACGCATCTATTGCCGCCAGCTTTGGCGTAAGAACCATGAAAGGCTTCAAGAAATGAAAGAGAACTTCGATAAGTGCCTAGCGATGCTTTTGGAGCACGAAGGGGGCTATGTAAATTCAAAGCATGATCGCGGAGGTATGACAAATCTCGGTGTAACCAAACGTGTCTATGACGAATGGATAGGCCGTGAGTCTACTGAGCAAGAGATGCGTGATCTCACGCCTGATGATGTTGCCCCAATATACAAGAAGAACTACTGGGATCGAGTTAAAGGCGACCATCTTCCATCTGGTGTAGACTGGTGTGCATTCGACTGGGCTGTGAACAGTGGTTCGGGTCGCCCTGCCAAGGCTATTCAAAGAGCAGTAGGTGCTACACAAGATGGAGCTATAGGTAATCAGACGCTTGGCTTAGTTGCTGAGAAAGACCCTAAGTTCATCATTGATTACGTCTATACAGTCAGACAGGCATTTTATGAGGGCTTAGATGACTATAAGCATTTCGGTAGAGGATGGAGCAGAAGGAACACTGAGACACTCCATCAGGCTATGAAAATGGCAGAATAATGACAAAAAACACAGATCGTCCGACATAAGACAGCGATCTGTGTTTTTTGGAGTCAAATTGATACATCAGTATTTACATAAACTGTAATTTAATGCATATTACCTTCGTTACCTCGGTAACAACGGAGTGCGGTAGCTAGACATCCTTGAGATGACTTCCCTGCACTCCACCCACCTCACACAACAGTAGTGATATAGGCTCCATCATCGGAATCTAATGATGCCAGTAAGTCTAATACTTGTTTGTAGTTGATGGCTATCAGTTGGAACTCTCTTAGTTCTTCAGAGAACTGCCGTACAAAGCAAGTACCATCGTCCTCAAGATACATCTCTACATCTTCAAACTTACCATCGGCATCTACTGATACAATCTTAACATAGTCAGACTCTATTTCGACTGTGAACATGAGAAATACTTATCCCCCTGCTCTATCGGTATTTCTACTGTCATCCTACGCATCCCACACTGAGGGCATTGTCGTTGCCTACGTTTCGATGGGTATCCATATTTAAAGTGGGGGATGGTCTCTATTACTTTAGTTTTCACTATGCACTTCGGACAATGGGTTACACTATCTTTCATCACTGCTCTCTTTCTTTGCCCAAGGTCGCTGGAAGTTATTCTTGCCACCTTTAGCTCCTGTTGCTCTACGTGCTTGCTGTGCTTCCCATTGATCACCTTCTTTGTAGTGCCTCATGTTGAAGTTCTCACGCATTCTTTTGTTTTCATATTTAGCTACAGACTCATGCTGTATTCTTAACAAATCCTCTCGGTTCATTAGCTTCTCCTTAGTTAATTTTAGTACATCATCTCGAAGCCTAAAGTGGCTCCAACTTTGTTACTGCCACCTATCTTTTCAAGGGCTGGGGCTAAAAACAGAGACCTATTGCTGTCTATATTTAATCCTAACCTTAAAAACGGAAGTGGCTCCAAATACCCACCAACCATCCCATACTCAAAGTAGCCAAGATCACTTGACCACCTTGATCCTATGTATGGGCTGATGTTGTTTTCGCTGTTGTAGTAAAGCCCAGCGATGAAGTGGCCTTGGTGCAGTCTAATGTGTGGGTGTAGTTCATTGTAAGAACCATCCAGACCCAAGTGCAGACTGATTGCAAACCCATATAAAAAGTTCACTTTTAGATGTCTACAAGTTCACACGTCCCAGCACTGCAAGCTAATTCCTGTGAGCCTTTGGTTGTGTCTTCAGATTCGTAGTCTGACAGCCTAGACCAGTCGATTGCATCAGGCATGGCAAACAGTGCGACTTCATACTGTTCTTCATTGATGTCTTGATAAGGTGCTTGAGCATACGTGTGGTCAAACCGTGGTAAGAAGCTGACACCAGACATCTCATCGAAGTGTTTGTAGACAAACGCACCTACTTCTGCCCATTCGTCATCCCCAACTGATACAGTCACTGATGGCTTATGGTCTGTGTAGTGTCTTTGGTACATTAGCCACATCTCCAGCTGTTCAATCGCTGTCATGTCGTGACGAGTGACTGAGCCTTCTGGTGATTTCATAGGGAAGCTAAAGACAGTCGTAGTATCTGGCTTCATGACACAAGGTTCTGATGGTATTCCTTGGTCTGCTAAGAAGTGTGTCAGTGGGTCTTTGTTGTCGCCACGGACTGTTCTGATGTAGTAGTCAGAGTGCCTCGCATGGATTCCGCTACTGGATGATGTCAGCTGTGATACAGTGCCACTTGGTTTAACCGCAGTTATAGAAGCTGACCTGTTGATACCTAGCTCATCTGCAAAGTAGTTGTTAGTTTCCCTAGCAACCCTACGCCATGTGTCTAGCCTATCCTCAAGACCATCTTCTCTGCCATTAGTTAACGTACAGTCCATGATGCCTGTCATAGATACACCTAAGAGTGCCTCACGTTCTGTATTGTTTTTCCAACAGTCACGTAAGTACGGGAAGTGAGTTAAGGTTGCTTGGATTGTACCTAAGATAGTTGCAAGACGTATCTTGTTCGAGATGTCAGCTTCAGTATCTGTAGCCCTAATGACAGCCTCTGTAAGATTACAGAATTGACCACCAGTTCCAACGATGCCTCTAGTCTTAGTTTCACCAGTCTCAGGGTCAGTATATTCCTCAAGCTGTTGCCCAAGTAACACTATCTCACTGCAAGGATTTGTGCCGAACTCCCACATGTGATCCCTAGTCCCATCGCGTTTAGCTTTGGTACGAGCCGCCTGTCTATTGAAGATACCACGTTCACCAGAACCAGAGGCCGCAAGTGAAGCCCATTCGTTCATGAAGTCTACACCGCTGGGCTTACTTTCGAAGGCCACAGAGTTGTTAGCTAGAGCATGGTGTGGGTTGTCGATGTACCACTCGCCTGACTTAGCTGTACGCATCTCGTCATCCGATAGATCACTTAATGAGATCATCGCTGACCTACGCACTCCACCGACCACTACTATCGATCCAATCATGCACATGATGCTGTGGACATCTAAAGAAGACAGCTTGTCACCCTGCTTTTTCTTGAAGATTTCTATGGTATGTTCAAACAGTTCTACCAATGGTTCAGCACCAGATGCCCTGCCACCAAATGTTTCTAAACGTGCACCAGCTGGTCTAACATTAGACACATCCCATGTCGGTATTCTGCCAGCGTATAGTTCAGATATTAATTCTTTATATGCAGTAGCCCATCCCTCTTTGCTGTCTTCAACAATAATCCTACAGACACCTGATGTAAGTGTAGGTATCTTAGGTAGGCTGTTCACATACTTCTTTTCTACAGAGAAGCCGACACCTGTACCACACAGTAGGATAAACAGGACTTCATCAAAGCAACGGATATGGTCTATAGGTGTATAGGAGCAATTATATCCAGCTGTATTGTCTCGCGATAATGCCTTACCAGCTACCATCAATGACCTCATAGAAGGCATCACTTCTAGGTTTAATATTGCTTGCTCAATCTCATTGGCAATCTCACGGCTCACACGGGATTTAACCACGTTGTCCATGTATCGGCTGACAGTCTCAGTCCAGCTCTCTCGTCTTCCTTCATCTTCTAGCCATCGAGCATAACGGCTGGTGTGGATGAATGCTTGGTAATCGGTAGGCAATAGGTTGTTCATAGTGTTTCTTCTTTTTCTTCAATGAGTGAAATGAGTCGATCCAAGTACCAGCGGCACTTCTTTAGGTCTTCGACGGGTTTTTTCTTGTAAGGCCAACGCCACAGGTACTTGAAAGCATTCTGCCATAGGTACGCATTGTGACCCCAGACCATTGCTCCATCAGCCATCGCTTGCATTGCATCGATGCACTCGATTGAACCTGAGTTGTAATGAGGCGGCTTGTTTACGGCATCTTCTATCTTGTCGGTGTCCATAGTATGACCTCACCCTTCTCGTTGTCCCAATCAGTACAGCGTAAAATCCTAGCCATACGTGCTTGCGTCAGCGCATAGTCCGCTGATAGTTTTTCTTTTTGATATTGTTTGACGACAGCATCCCAAGTCGGATGGTTTCCGAGTATCTTCTCAGCTGTCTTGATGCCCACTTTTGGACACCCACCATAGCCATCGGTCATGTCACCCATGAGTGCTTGGATCAGGAAGTTTTTGTTAGCTTCCATGTCACTGATGACCAATCGATCATTGTCGTTGGGTCTGTATAGACGACATGGGATAGTCTTCATGTCCTTATCGTCGGACACAATGATGGCCTCAGTGTTTGGTATGGAAGCCATGATACCCATGACATCATCTGCTTCTAAGCAGTCCACCATGATGCTATCGTATTCTTCCATAGCCCACGCAACGAGGGCTTTGTATCCTACAGGCTTTCGGACTTTCTTACGTCCACCCTTGTAAGTCTCAAGCACCTTTTTACGGAAGTT